TGTGTTTCAGAGCGAATCATTTCTTCTTTCTTCTCCCCAACCTTTTCACGAACAACAGTACGATACTCATCGAAAGCCTTCTCGCTAAGAGTATAGGCAGATAACAATGCAGCTTGCTTAGTAGCATTAACATTATGTGCTAACAAGATACTTGCAATAGTCAATGAGCCACTTACAATGGCTGGAGCATATACTGGTAATACTCTCTTCGCATATCCCCATGTAGATTGCATACCTGTTAGCTTCTCTTCACTACGTAACTGTTCACGCTTCTCATCGGCAATAAGGTCTAATGCAGTAGGTGTAGCCTTAGCAGCTAACACTGCTGTTGAAATAACACCAACCACTGATGTAACTGTAAGAATAACAGGACTATTAGCCTTAACAAATGTACTAACAGTTCCTAATGGTTTAACTAAGAAATCTGGCAACATTAATAATCAGCTCCTTCCTCTACTCCGCTTGGAATGAATTCTCCATCCTCAAGCATAACTTCTAAATATGCCCCTACTAGTTTATTCTTGATAAATAACGCTGGTAGGTCTGCATAACAACCATCCAACAGGTTCTCTGTAATATCATGGCCTAGATAGTGCACCTCATCCAAGATGTCATCAGTCTCATCATCAATCAATGTCTGAGATCCTCTGAACCAGGTTAGATTAATCTTTGGATAGCCGTATTCGTTATCACTAGCCATAACATAACTCTCTTCATCAATTAGATGAATGTCATCAGACTCATCATACTCTTCTTCATTAGGTGAAATATCATCACCGTCTTCGTGTTCGTCATTCTCATCCATTTCAGAATATTCGTCAGAAACGCGCTCAAAGTACTCCTCAGCAGTCTCTCCATCCTGTACACTTGGTAAATATCCACTACCCTCTAGGAGGTCGCCATAGTGCTTTTTAAGGATGGTTTGAGCAATACGGTCCTTCTCTTCATCATGTGGCAGAATACGCTTAATTTGGGCCTTAGAATCGCTCTCAGAGGGTTCTGTGTGGTCTAGATGGGCGTTTTCTCCATTAACCTCATAAAACTCCTTTAAATCATGTTTTAGGTCCTCAATATCTTGTTTGTGGATCTTGTCATAATATGTCTTAGCAGAATACCAACCGATACCAACACCAGCTGCAGTACATCCTACTAGAGCTAAAATAGTTTTAATATTCATATAATCTCCTTTCAATTATTAGTAATTACTTTCTGTTTCTATGTTGTAACTTAAGCCTTCTTTAAATGTTCCAAGAAGCTCTGGTTCAACAATGTGCTTAATTCGATATGTGTCACATACTTGCTTCTCTATACGACATCCCTCAGCTGTCATCCAATACTTATCAAATATCACAAGGTCAGCTTGCGAGAGTAACTTGATTGAAGCGCCTAAATATAGTGGAGCCACATCAATAACATTATTGTTTTGTAACTCTTCTGTATATACAGGGTTTAAGCTGTCAATTAGCTCACAATCTTCTCCAAGATATGCAGAAGCTAGTTTGAACAAATGTTGCATTCTGTCTTTAATTTCATACTCTTCCTTGCCGCGCATTGGAGTCGATACAAAAATCTTCTTAGTCATAATCTAAATATCCTCTTTCTATTAGTATACTTTCATAAGATCCGCAACCATAGAGGTCTGGGTAATCGTAAATATCGCCTATACCCCTACCTCCAGGTGCATTCAAATCCGTTAGTCAGATCTTGTCGTAAATAACACCATCTACATTGAAGTCAATGATGACGGACTTCTCGGCGTTGTTAATGAACGCAGATTTAGCTTCCTTTGTCTTGTCGTTGATATCAAATAATCCGAAGTCAACATAGTCGTCACCATTACCTAATACCCAACCAACAACTGAACCTGCTGATGTGTGGTCATATCCAAGCTGGTCATATACTTCATTTAAGAATAGGTGTCCTTGTGCCTTTAGCTTGTTATTGCACCATGCTTCAGCTTGACGTAAGAAGTATTTGTTGATTTCTGGACTATCAGACCAGTTAGGGTTCATTTCATCAAATAAACGAGAATAATCAGAATAGTCAGATAACTTCTTAACAGTTTCATCGGAAACAACCTTCTGAGTTTCTTTCTTACCAGTTTCCTTGCTCTTAACTGATTCTTCCTTTACACCATAACGTAACTCGTTATCGACGTCTTCTCCAAATCGTTCCTTAACATTGGCACGATAGTCTTCAAAGTTCTTCTGAACGATGTTGTATGCTGCTACTAACGCTAAGTTACGTCCTGCTAAGATCTTGTGAGAATATAGGATACTTGCAATAGATAATGCACCTAATGCAATAGCCGGTGCATAGTTTCTAACAACATTCATACCTGTCTGGAATGTGATTAAGAGTTTGTCCTGGTTGTACATACGTTCTGTGTATTCACGGCTTAATGTAGATGTACCGTTAACAACCTTTAAACGTTCTTCCTTACAAATATCTAACTTCTTAGATCCTTCTTTGATAATACTATCTAGGTTAGATGTTTCCTTACAAGCTACTACAGCTGCAGTAACTCCTGTAACAATACCAACACCTAATAAGATTTCTGGTGAATACTTTGATGCTAATAGTTTAGTTCTTGATGCTACTTGTGATGCTTTTGCAATTAAGTTTTCAAATGCCATATTTTTATTCCTCCTTAGTTTTTAATATTTTTTCCAATTTGTACATATAGAGATTCAATCAGATGGTTTGTTAATTCTTCTAAGAAGCCTCTTCGATGGTCTTCTTTAACATCTCTATATATTGGTGTAGTTAGTGCGTATCTAGAATGTACACTAAGTCCTTCAATTATCTCGCAACTAGCTGTAATATAAAGTGTGTAATCGTCATTATCACAAATCGTATCATATTCAATCCTCCATATAATAGAATTAGCCAAAGGGCCTTGGTTTATTTTTTCATTTAGTAATTCCTCAATAATGGTGCCTATCTCTGACACCTCAGTCGGAACATCCGGATTGCTGCTCGCTCTCAGGCACTTCAGCTGGATTTTGTATTTTGGTCTTTTTTCGCTTTTTTCCTTCTGTTGCAGCTTTTCTGTCATTGCTTTCCTCCTTTTGCTTTCGTTCTAGCCAACTTACATTTGTATCAATTAAGAAACGTGTATTGAACATTATTGTCTTAATCGTTTCAGATACATTATCTTCATAATAAACGAATCTAGTAGAATATGTCGTCAAATCATATGCATTATCTGGAACGTCTGTTGGCTTCCAATACTTGCATAGTATGGTGTAAGAACTATCCTCGTGTGAATACAGTTCCCAAGTGATTGGCATACTGAATCGGTCTCGACTTATGTTTGATGCATATTTTGAAAAGATATAAATGACATAATCCTCCTCTGATGTTGGCTTAAACAGTTTGGCCTCAACCGTCTCAGTCATCATATCGGGTCTGTCATTTATCGAACGAGAATATATCAGTTTACTCATGACTTATCTTCTTTCTTAACCTTGTATGCACCATACACCATTAGTTGAAGCTTTTGTAAGATGCATAATGGCTTACTACACATAGGAGCCTTGAAAATATCATATGACCGGTGTTCGCCATCAATGTCTAAGCTAACACCAATTACAACAGTCTTTTGCTCTGGCTCATAAGAGATAGCTCTAACAATCCAGTTACCATATTCTTTCAACTTCTTGGTGCCTAATGAAGAAAACACGCCAGTCATAATGTATTTCTTAATAGTATCAGACACTTTCTCAAGCTGCCAGTTGTATGAAATAACACCACGTTTTGTAAACGGTGCTGTCTTTGTTTCTCTATCAATAGAGTATAGTATATCAGTACGCATAAATACCTCCTATCATTCAATTAATGTAACACGAGGCATAATAAGTACATATCCTTCACGTACTCGTTGTACATCTGCTCCTCGTAAATCTGTCCAACCATACTTAACATCTGTGTATTGCGATGAACGTCCAATTAGGTCACATAAATCAGCTACAGATGCAGCTTTGTATTTACTAACAATTTCCTTTAGTGTATCTAACACCATTTCCGCATCAGCTCTAGATTGGAATACAAATTCATCTAAGTCATAGTTGTCTCGGTTTCGCTGACTAATACCAGTCTGTCTGGATGAGAATGTGCCATATCCAGTGTATCCGGATAGTCCTCCAACCATTGTTGTATTACCCGTAGACGTTCCTCGTTGTGGTCTGTTTCTTGTTCTACCATATAACATCATATCCACTGAGTTTCCTACAATATCAGAAATAACGTTCTTAATCGCTGGAATAATTACATCCCATAGTATATATGTCTTGACATTACTAACCTCGTCCTCAAAGAACTTCTCAGCAAATTTCTTAGTTGCTGACTTCTCCTTAGTTGTCACTTCACTCGTGATAATCTTTTGAGGTCTACGTTCCTCAGCTTCTTTCTTCTTTTGCTTATCTCGATTACTGTTACCTACTAGCCCAGTTGTATCAATTAATGTTTTGGTTTCTGTATCAATGTTTACTTGTGCCATTCAAAGCTCCTTTCTAAAAAAGTTAAGAGGACCTGTTTAGTCCTCTTTCTCGTCGGATAGACCCGCAATTTCGTTATAAGCGTCAATATACGAATCAATCATAATACCCCATTGATCACCTGCATAATTGGCAACACCATTAGATAGTCCAAGTGTTCCCGCTAGTCCACAGAATTTCATGAATTTACCAACGTTGGCATATCTCATTAAAATTCCTCCAGTGGTTCCAACTAAGAAACCTACTCCAATCTTTGCTGATGTTCCAATTGCAAACTTTGCAACGGCTACTCCTTTTGATTCTTTGTTGATCTTTTTCATATAAGATCCTCCTTTCATTATAAGACGTGTTTTACTCACGATTTAGACTTTCGATTTTAATACCAGATGATAATAGTGTAATAAATAATTCTGATAACACTCTTGAAGTAATGCGTGTTTTTTGATTTAACATAATGATATCGTTCTCTTTTCTAAAAACAGGGAGACTGCATTTTATGTTTTTATAATCTGTGAAAAATATAGTTCCACTTTCTTTGAGAATAATATCGCCTTCAAAACTTAAACGGAAACTCGGTACCCTATATCTATTAATTTCTTGAACAGCATCATCTAATATAGACTCTAGTGTGATTTCTATTGGAAATTTTCGTTCGGAATCGACACCAGCTATGTTCTTGAATAATTTATTTTCATTTACGTCAATTACTATGTTCATTTATTCTCCTTCTCGTTGTAATCACCAATTACAAATGTTGGGCTTAACATAAGCATACATAATCTTACTGGGGATACTACCATCTTTTGTAATGGGAATATTTCAAACTCATCCCTATCGTCGTTCCATTCTATCATAACGGTTACTGAGCCATTTACAGTTATTGATGCTTTTCCGCCATTCAGTTCGGACAATTCGATAGACCTAAATTTAATGCGTTTTTGTTGTACTATTAGAGTTACTGTTTCTTCTAGTAAGTCTCTTATGTTGAATTTGTTTCTTACAAATATGTTATTTTTATCATCGTCATACCACATATCATGTTTAATAAGACCATCTGTGGCTCTATATATTTTATATCCGAACATTTATTTATCTCCTTCCAAGCTTTCCAAATAAGCTAACTCAAACTCCAAATATTGCTTAGCCTTACGCAAGTCTTCTAGCTTCTTACCATGCCCTTTACGTCCAGCTCTAGAAATATACTTCACGACATTACCAAGATTGAAATTTAACTCCCAATCTCGGATAACATCCTTTGGTTCATACTGTCTTCCAGAAACATAATGCTTCGGATTTGAAATATTATCAACGCTCATAAAAATTAATTATCCTCCTTACTGATTAATATAGTAATATAAACACATAATACTTAGCATCTGACAAATTACGAATTTCTGGGATTCGATTGAGTAAATGGTACTCTGGCATATTAATTGTTGGCATGTTCTTCCCTCTCTTTCTTAACAGTAATAGTGCTTGTAATAATCTTCAGCCTGATAGTAAACAAAGTCGTAGTTCTTTTCTAACATTTTTAGTATATGTTTACCTTTGTTTCTATTCTTTATGTTCTTTAGATTTATAGTTATATGTTGAAAATAACCCAGATCATCATGAATGATTCCTGTAATAATTGGGTGTGTGGATTTGCGTTCAAGCTCAATTGATGTACAATGTCGTCCACTATTATCTAACAAATGCAGAGCTATGAATATATTAAAAGACTCAATAATTTTCTTCTCAATAGAAGTTATATTTTTTGAATTACTAATATATTTCAAAGCAATAGAAGATTTAGCACCAGTATTCTCATATGTAACACACTTATCAACCGCACTATAAAAATCATTCATAAAATCTTGGTGCGCAAGCCATTTGTTTTTAGCTTGAATCTTCCGCATTTTATTGAAGATCATTTTCCCCAAACCTTTAACCTGATCTACTGGAAATCTAATTAAGGTTTCACAAATATTTTGTTGGTTAATTATATCTACTACAAAGCTATCATTTACTAATAAAATATCGATTACATAACCATTAACGTCATCGCGTCTATCTGGTGTTAAAACTTCCGATATTGATGAGCGAGCCTTTTCATCTAAAACTTTATCTCCGGTTGGGTGGTACATGATATACGAATTAAACGGACTTTCATATAGTGTATTAGTTTCTATGAATGACTCGGTATGATAATATTTTCTATTTTCATAAATAAGTTGTAAATTGTAAATCATATACTATAACCTTCCTTTCTTAACTAAGCTGTCAATCTCTAAATTAAGACATTGAATTATCTTTTTCTCCATTGCATAATAAGACTCTTTATCGGATTGTCTTGTCAAATATTGATCAGTATCTCTATCGAGCAATGTTACATCATTATGTAGAATCTTGACATTCCAGTTAAAAGTTCTACCAATTCTGATGCATATTATCTTAATATTACGACTATATAGCTTAACATTTGCAGAAATAACTTTTGGAATAACTCCACTAATCATAATTTCATCTATCATTGTAAACTTTTTAAATTTATTACTATATATAGTACATGGAATATCGTTTATTGTTTTACTGTTAATCAACATAAATCCTCTATCAGCTCAGAATATCGATTCTTTATAGCACTTGGAATTCCATGGTCTTTTGCTTTGCATTTAAATCCTAAGAAATCAGAATATACCTCATCTTTAAAGATATCAATTCGCCATGACATATGATTTTCTTTTGTTAGTGCAAATCTGTATCCTGTTAGTTCATGGTTAAAGCATTTATTCTTTACCATAGTATCTAAGATTAGTCTGTGAAAATCGGCTATCATAATTAAGTCATTTACTGACAAATTGCTATCAACTTGCTTAAATACTAATGTATTATTTTTACAATATAGCACATTACACATTAGTCTGTCTTTATCTTGTCTCATTCGAATACCTCATCATCGTCTACATGCTCTAATCCTTCGACGTATGGTTCATCACAAGACTCAATTGGGTCCAAACCAAGTTCTTGTCGTTTGTGATTTGGAGTAGAGCCAACAATTTCCGGTTGTATAATATGCTTGTCAATTTCAGCTCTAGTAATACGGTTATGAAGTCTCCAAGTCTCCTCTGCAATTCGTAAATAATCGTCATTAATCTTATTTGGGATAGACTTAATAATTTCTTTAACTTCATCTAAATCATCCTTTTCTTCCACTAGTGATTCAATTCTATTTAACTTAGATACCAACTCTTTAATTAGGTCTAATGTTTTAAAATCTCTATTAAGATTTTCGCATCTTCCTACATATAAGTCCTTGCTGTTCTCTCTTATTTGAATAATAGTAAATATGTTTAGAGCAATTATAATTACTCCAATAATTAATAATAAAATGTTCATATAATCTCCTTTCAATTATTATTTTGTTCTTGTGTTCATTAATACGAATAAAATGACAGTATCAAACACTACCTGTAAAAATAGAATGATAAAAATAAGACCTAAAATACTTTCCATAGTCCTATTTCTTCTTTCCAATACTCATTTTCAAAACATGGTTAAGAGCTTCTGCTACGGCTCCCATATAAGCTGGCTCCTCTGGTTCAACAAACTCTGATTTAAACTCTTTCAGTTTCTTTTCAACAACAGACTTACCATATGTCTTATATAACCATGATAATAAGAATGCCTTCTCGTAATCGTTTTCATCATCCTCCGTCTTTCTTACATGTGTCTTGCTTCCATCTCCGTAAATAACTGTTGTAACTGGCCCTGAGCAAATAACTCGTTTAGGGTTTGGTAAAGGTTTAATCATATTAGTTTCTCCTCCTTTTGATTTATTAAATATGAATCCAATGTCGTTATGATCCTCATCTAATATTTCATGATAGTCTCTAATCATAAGATTATTTAAATAACTCTTTCCAGATCCTCTAGGCATATAACCATATAGATCATAGATAGTTTGTATATCATTTGCTAAATATTTTTTCATACTATCATTAATATCTGTCGGAAATAAATCTACATAAAGTAAGATTCCAAATGTTATACTATCAGCTAAGAACTGTTTTATGCTATTCACTTTTAATTTACAATCTGGATTTATTTTTAGATCATGACTCTCTTCTAAAAAATAACCTAATGTTTGACATACATAATATATATCATACATTAATATTTCATCCAAAGAGTTAAACTTATAAAACATACTCATAATTTCATCAACAGTTTTATCATAATTAGAAAATGTAAACTTGATAATTTTAGTAGCTCTAATATTATTTTGGCATAATATAGACCCAAAGTGTTCGTCACATAAACTCATTTTTATTTTTTTCATATACTATCCTCCTTTACTTTTATATCTGGCAATACTACCGGCATAAATTCTGGAAATATGAATTTATAATAAAATCCATTATTTTCAGATGTATTATTAAATGTCACTATTTTGAAATCCTTAATGTCATTTGGTAAAAGATAGTACTTATTTGCCGGTAATGAAAGTATATCATTATACTCATCTGGCCTCAATCCAACTGATACCAACACATCAGATAGTGTGACTAGTTGATTACTATTCAATAATCTCATCATATCCCAAACATCACTATACCCATTACTACGAACAATCAATGAATCAGTCCCATTAAGTACCACTTCTATGTTATTCATATTCTTTTATCACCTTGCAGATTAATCGTATAGATGCACCTAATTGATATCTCTCTGCTTTATCGCTATCAATTTGTTCTAGATTAGCATAAATATTGTCAATTGTCTTTCTTTTTAGTTCCATCAATGATAGTCTAACTCTTCCTGATGTTCCTAATAAAGACATTGCATGGTATTCCTTTAGATCACTAATTAAGTCGTTCATCAATCCAATCTTGAATAAAATATCTGATTTTGTCGTTACTTTTGTCATATATTCTCCTTTCGATGTAGGCTATGTGGTCTATAATTCAGATTTAATAATCTTTCCAGTGACTAATAAAACCTCAGTACAAATAATTCCTTTCAATGTAATTACCATTTCAATATCAAACATTTCTAAGGCGTATTTCAAAAATACTAATCCTAGTCCGGTTAAAAATGTTAACCACATAACCTTAACTACAAACGCAATAAATAATGTTCCTACTGTTGTTTTCATATAATCTCCTCCTTTAGAAATTTTCTATAATATAAGCGTTTAACTGATTCCATAAAGGTACCTCACGTTGGTCTTCATATGGTTCTCTTAACGGAAACAATCCGCCTTGTCCGGTTCTATCATATTCTCTGCTTAACCATGTAAATATCGTTCTACTAACAAGTTCTTCGTTCCATTCTGAATCTGTGAAATATAGTAGTCCAATATTATCTAAAAACATCCAGAACCATACTGGTACTCTATTACCCATATCGGGGTCGTACATGATCTGGTTTTCGCATTTCAAGGCCAATGCAATCAATACTTCTAAAACTGACACATCTAAGTTGAATATAGTATTAAATGGAAGAGCCGATGTTTTATTATCTAGATATACATATCGTAAATCCAATCCATCTTTTATTCGACTCTCATCTAATTCTACGTTGTTGCTTACATAAAATGGGGTATTATACAGATACCTTAATAGTTTAGTATGGTCATCTATTCGGTCATCGTTAATACCCTCTAATAGCCATTCATAATATAGATCGACCATATATCACACTTTCTATGCAATAATTAGCGCTACAATAAATGACGCTAATAATAGTGCAAGCATGAACTTAATAGCTAATATAATCGGTGCCAGTATAATTCCGAATAATCCTAGAATAATACTAATCATAACCGAAAGCATAAATAAAATCAACCACACTAAACATGTTAGAAAAATAACAAATCCTACAAACATCATAAACATATCCTCCTTCTTATATTGTTTGAGAAAAGCTAAGAGAGCCTGTTTAGCTCTCATTAACCTTAAAGTTAGCCTTCTACTTCTTCAGATTCTTCAACTGTCGATTCTTCTTCAGTATGAAATTGAGGAATCTCAATGTTCTTCTTGTGACACTTATTCCACAACTTCTTACCAACTGCGCATACTAATGCTCCAGCTGATACAACTGCTGCTCCGATAAGTACCTTCTTGTTCGATAGAACATTAAGTAATTTACTTCCTCCGTTTACAACTACCTCTGGGTTTTCAACTGCTGTTTCAATAATTTCTTCTGTCATATTCTTGACCTCCTTTTCATTATACGACGTGCTTTATACGCGATTCTATAACTTATTCTTTTGATGCTCATAATTCCTTCGTTTTTTGTTATTTTGAAACTCTATTTTCATCGGTGTTTGAGCTCTTTTAATTATGTTCATCTTAGCAACTTCCTCTTTAAATTTCTTATATTTATCGCATATTCCATGACATCCTAGTTTTCTATCGGTGCACCCTTGGCATGGAACTGGTACTCCGTCTATCAATAATACTCACCTCCTACCAGCAAAAAAAAAGAAAACCATCAGTTATTTTTGGTTTTCAAATAACTTGATGATTTCTAAGTTCTGTGATAACATATTTTGGTTCAGTGTATCTAAATCAGCAAATGTAGATTGAATATCCTCATCTTGATTGATATCCCAATAGATGTCTTTCATTCTGTGTTTATCCTTTCTATTTGTCTTTTCTTTAAATAACTTTTTCATATAGTTATCTCCTTTCATTATAGAACCTGTTTTTCTTGCGAAAAGAATAAGGGCTTGTTTAGTCCTTATCTTTAGATTCTTTAAACTCGATTTCAACACTACTCTTGTTCAGATATAGCTTAATAACGTCCGAAATAGGTAATGTATCAGTAATATCATCCCATGAAATTTCTTGGATAGTCTCGTCGTCTTTTACTAAAAAGACCTTATCCTTAAAATTCTTAATTTGGATGATGCCAATAACATTAGCCTTCTTCTTGTCGTATGATGCTAATTCGTGAATATAACCTTTCAATGCTGTTAAAATCATAATTAAATCCTCCTTCTTTCATTATAGGGCCTGTTTGATATGCGAAAAAGAAAAGAGCAGTTGTTATTTGCTCTTATCATCTAATAGTGCTTTGATCAATAAGATCAACACTATAATCAATAATAAGTTCATTTAACAATTACCCTTCTTTCTAAAAAGACGCTTTACATCATTAACTCGATTTCCTACAAACTCCTTTGTGTTGTCCACAATGTCGAATTCGTAGTCTAACCATATAAAACCATAGCATACCGCTGTGATTCCTAATGAAATACCACTACAAATTAAACTTTGCTTCCAAGTTACTGGTTTATTTAAATCAATCTTTAACATATAATAAATCCTCCTTTTTCTTTCATTATAGAGCGTGCTTTATACGCGAGAAAAAAGAAAGGATCTGTTTAGATCCTATTCCGTTTATTTTAAGATATTCCAGATTAATTTAACAATTCCCTTGGCAATTCCATAGAATAATCCAAGTAACGCAATAAAACCTAGTGTTAAAATAAACAAAAAGAATATTAATTCAATCATAATAAATCCTCCTTTTTCTTTCATTATAGAGCGTGCTTTATACGCGAAAAGAAAGAGCAACTGTTATTTGCTCTTATCTTTGAATAGATCTCTTAGTAATATCTTGTTGTAAGATTTGTATTTAATCTCTTTCTTGTGTATCAATGAATCTACCACATAAAATGGTGACATTAATATACAGGTAATAACTCGTACAATTCTCTTTAGCAATTCAATTAACATATAGATTCCTCCTTCTTTCATTATAGGAGGTGTTTCATTGGCGAAAAAAGATAAGAGCCTGTTTTACTTAGGGCTCTTACCATCTAGTAAAGATTTAACTAATAGTATTAGTACCATAATCAATAATAGTTCTAACATATAGATTCCTCCTTCTTTCATTATAGGCCCTGTTTGTTACGCGAAAAGAATGAAGACCTGTTTAGTCCTCATCCAGGGTATCTTCTAATACTACCGAAATATTCCTTAGTGCTTCCTTTTTCCATTCAGGATAGTTTTCGTATGGTACATTCCATATAACGCCATCTGAAAATATCACATAATATTTGTTAATTGGCTTCACATATATGAAACTAATCACTGAACAATCCTTCTTTTTAAATAAGCTTTTAATCTTTTCAAATAATTTCTTAATCATATTAAAATCCTCCTTCTTTCATTATAGGAGGTGTTTCATTGGCGAAAAAGATAGAACCCCTGTTTAGAGGTTCTTCTTCCAATTCTTCTCATATTCATGATCTGCTAATTTTTTCGTTGCTTCTTCTAGTTGCTTTTCTAAATCTTCAACCTCATTTTCTAGATTCTCAATAATCGTCGTTTGACGAATACCAATAAATCCTAATAAAATTGAAGCAATAGTGAATGCTCCTAAAATGCATAAATCAAATAGTGTCATAATACAATTCTCCTTTTCTTTCATTATAGGCCCTGTAAAACGTGCGAGAAAAAAGAAAGGACTTGTTCAGTCCTTATAGTTTAGCTTCACAAGATGCTACATATTCAGTATATTCTTTCTGTGAATGAATATACCAAATAACATTAACAACTATGAAACTAACAATAATTACGATTCCTTCCATTTCTTTTTCCTCTAAGATATCATTATATAGATATCTCTTTCTTTCATTATAGGCCCTGTAAATCACGCGAGGAGGTAAAAAAAGAAAGGGACTGTTTATTTATTGTCCCTATAATACTGCGAATAAGTTACAATATTCGGTGCTATATCACGTTTGATTCTATTACGAGTGTATATATCAATAATCGAGCCATTCTTTAAATAGCCCTTGATATACTCCTTACTAATATTTTGTGCTCCAACTACTGTAGCTATAATTGCTGCTTTCTCATACTTATTAAACATAATAAATCCTCCTTCTTTCATTATAGGAGGTGTTTCATTGGCGAAAAAAGAAAATACCTGTTGGCTTCGAACCAACGTTTCTGTTTCCAGTGTACTACCGTTGTACGATTCTTCCCACGAAGTGAGCAAGCATGAGTTTACCCATGATCGTATTTTCTTTCATTATAGGGCCTGTTTGATATGCGAAAAAAAGAAAGGATCTGTTTAGATCCTTAGAATAGTGATTGAATCATTCTAATGATTGATACTCCAGCCCATGCTAACATCCCGCTAATAACGAGTGCTAACAGTGCCATTGAAATCTCAAAAATAGCTCTTTCAATCTTATTCCAAGTCTGTTGTTCCTTTCTCTTTTCATAAGTGATGTATTTTCTTGTCATAATACAAGTCTCCTTTTCTTTCATTATAGGCCCTGTAAAACTTGCGAAAAAAGAAACGACTGGTTTATAAAACGAACCAATCGCTGATGTTCATAACGTCGATGATATATGATAATACATCCATAACTACCAATGTTGTTACAGATACCATCACAAACCATACAACTTTATACATCATATCATTCATTTTGTTCATCATTTCTTTTTCCTCTAAGATACATATAAGTATCTCTTTCTTTCATTATAGGCCCTGTAAATTACGCGAGATAGGTAAAAATAAAGACCGCCTGTTTTTCAAGCGATCCTTAAAGGGTTTATTGAGGCTTAACCAATCCCAAGAACTTCATTGGCATCATATGTCCTCCGCTTTCGAATACCATTCCGAGAATAGCAACCCCTACATAACATCCTACAAACAAACACTTATCCGGGTCGAAACGTCCAAACACAAGCTTCTTCTCTGGTTTTTCAACATTCTGTTCAACCTTTTGAAGATTAGCTATCGTCTTTGATAGTGTCTCGGCCCTTAAAGACATCTGTTCATAGTCTTTAGTTGTTCCGCTCTCCTCCTTCATTTCTTCTAAGAGTGATGCATACTCAGCTTTTGTAAGCTCTAGTACATCGATATTGTCCATTCCAATATCCTCCTTTCATTATAGAACGTGTTTTATACGCGCTTACTTATCCCCATCAACTTTTACCGTAATATGTTCACGTTTTAGTAATTCATCTAACGGTAGTGATATAGATAAATAGCATGTTCTATTACCGTTTTCATCATATGATATGAAGATAGATCCATCATCTTTATTGTCGGTTGGCTTTCTCAATTCAATGATTCTTGATGCAGCCATTATAAATATGATTAGAAGTAAAAACATCATAATAAATCTAGTAGTCTCGTCTAGAGACGTAATATAAGTCCACATAATCTCCTCCATTTTGACATTAAACTAAGAATGAATTGTCGTGCATACGTTCCGAGAAATCTTTTCTAATAATGCTCATAGCTTCAGCTGTTACCCCATTAGGTAAGTCTTTAGCCTTGATGTATTTCTCGTAAGCGTCACACTTCTTCATGATAAAATCGAAATGTTCTCTAGTATGGTTGATACCTCTGGCACATTCGTTTGAAAAATACAATATTTGCCATCGAATATCATTTAACCATCTTTCGGTATAAGTTGACACGTGAGTATTCAACGTATTACTTAGATTGTCAATCTTATCATTTACTTCTTTGTTTATGTATTTACCAATATAGCTGAATATCGAGCCAATTGGATTTATCTTAATAGGTGATACTTCAACTAAAAGTGCACCAACAACTAGGATGGAGCCAATAATGCCGACCCCATCCTTAAACTCCAACAACGTTATCAAGTCTCTAATCGACATATGTTTGGCTCCTAATCTACTTAATTCTAATCTTATCGCCAGGATAAATACGATTAGGGTTGTCTATCTGTGGATTTAGGCTAAGAATATCATCCACAGTTGTTCCATACCATTGGGCAATGTATGAAATATTATCACCTGGATTAACAAAGTGATATACAGCTTGGTCTGCTCCGTTAATAGCATCTTGTACTTCTTGCCATCTGCTTCCAAGGATGGTTCTACGTACATCATCAGAGCCGTATTTATCAGCCCATACATCTGCTACTAAAGTGTCTGTATCAGCTTCTGCAATATGCTCGATGATACTCTGAACTTCGTCATAACGGTCACCAAGATTGGCCTTACGAGTATCACCTGTTCCGAATTCGTCATTCATTGTACGATATAACAAGTCTAATGTAGAACCTTCAGGACTTCCATTTTGACGGATTTCAGGTTCTGGCTGAGCTACTGATTCTGACTGTACTGATGGTGTCACGCTAGAAGCTCCTGCATAAGCTCTCCAAGCATTCTCATCTCCAAAGAATAAACTTAAGTCCAGTGGTCCGTCATATCCGGCAATAGAACCGGATGATGTGAACTGGTGCATAGCATAGTCACCGGAATAGTTTGGTTCTACATAATCTCCCCAACCACGTGGTGCGTAGTCTGGGTATTCTGCTAACCAAATACCATAATCTCCTAGTCCAACACACTGATTAGCTGCTGAACGTTGTACATAGATCATAGGATTGATTCCTGTTAATGCTACAATATGCGCACAGAATCTAGCAACCCAACTTGAGTCACCCCAAGCAGCATTGTCTCCTGATTCCCAGTCTAATACAAGAATCGCTTCATGTAAATATCCTTGTACA